TGGTATTGTCATTGAAGGCACTACAAATACAACTACAATTGCTCCAAAAGATCCTGGTTCTGATGTAACATTCCAGATTCCAGATAGTAGTGGCGAAGCAGTTATTTTAAGTCCAGATAATATTGTTTATCTGAAAGATTCTACTGGCGCCGTATCAAAGATTTATTATGGTAACGTGTTTAGCACTGAGGGAGATCTCCCTTCAGCCACAACTTATCATGGTATGTTTGCTCATGTGCATGCAACAGGTAAGGGATACTTCTCTCACAATAACGCATGGCATGCTCTCGTTGATAGTGACACATTTACTTCCAGAACTGGACTTCAACTAATTAATCCAAAGATGGATACCACTATTTTTGATAATACTGGCACATTTGGATTATTGGAATTAGATAATACTTCTACAGGTAATACAAGTTATGTAAAGATTACTAACGTAGATGATTCTGCCCCTGTAATTACTGCAGAAGGAGTTGGATCTAATGTTGGTATTAAAATTAAACCTAAAAATAACCAACCAATTAATCTGCATGGATCATTAGCATATGAAACTGTAACATATACTACTGGAACTAATCAGCAATTAGATTCAAATGTCAGTTCTTATTTGTTTAGTACAGGTGTTGCAAGTAGCTTTGTTTTACATAATGGCCGATATACAGGCGAAGTTAAAAAACTTATTAATAGAACCCAAGAAGATATTACTGTAAGTTTTGGCACTAATAATTTAAGAGTTCCCGGTGGACTTAATTATACAAGTTTAACAATGACTGATATAGGGTTTGTAACTTGTGTATGGGTCGATGAGGGTGGTGGAACTTGGATCCTCGACAGAGACTCTGATAAATATATTACATTTGCTTAAAAGGTAAAGAATAGATGGCAGCTATTGTAACGAATAACTTAAAAAAGCAGCTACTGCAAACTATCGTAACTGATATTTCAGCAGACAGCGCTAACTATTACTACATTGGTATTAGTAGGTCAAATCCATGGGATGAAACTGATACTGTACCAACCGTAGGTAATACAGAGAGAGAAAAGAGAAACTTCCGTGCTGCTCTTCAGTCCATCATTCGTACAACTGATGCTTCATTTGTAGCACCCAGATATAACTGGTCCTCTGGTTCGATTTACAGTGCATATAACGATAATCAAACTGCTGCGGCAAACTCTACAACTTATCCTTACTATGTATTAACTGCTAACCAGAGAGTTTATCTTTGCCTTCAACAAGGTAAGTCTGATACTGGCACAATTCTTCAATCTACAGTTGACCCTGACACGATTGGTGCAAACACTAGTGCATCCGCCACCTCTGATGGATATATTTGGAAATACTTATTTACTCTCAGCGGCACGAATGCAAGTAAGTTCCTTTCTGCTAACTATCTTCCGGTTTCTAAAGTAGACTCTGCTGCTAGTTTAACTGTAATTCAACAAGCGCAGAAAGATGTACAAGATGCTGCTACTGCAGGGTCCATTATTGGATATAGAGTAGTCAGTGGCGGTGTTGGATATTCTAGCGATCCTACTGTAACGATTAGTGGTGATGGAACTGGCGCTAAAGCAATTGCTAAGAGAACTGCCACAAACCAAATTTCTAAGATTGAAATTGATGATTCTGCTGGTGGTATTCCATTCGGTTCTGGTTATAGTTATGCCTCTGTTTCGTTAACTGGTGGTTCTCCAACTACTGATGCAGTCATTGAACCAATTATCTCTGTAAATGGTATTGGTTCTGACCCTAGAGATGATCTGGGATCTGATGCTGCAATGATTAACGCTAAACCAAATGGCGTCCAAAATGGATCCTTTATGGTTGGGCAGGACTTTAGGCAGATTGGTCTGATTAAGAATCCTAAGAAAAATAATGATTCTGATTTTACAGGCACTGATGCTAGAGCAATGCGTATCTTGACTCTGAACAACATTACTGCTGGATTTGATAGTGCTGCTGTAGAAGATGCTCTGATTACAGGAGATACAACTGCTGCGATTGCTCTCGGCGATGAACTGGTTGGGTCAAAACTCTACTATCACTTTGATGATAGCACAGGATTTAAACAATTCCAATTAGCAGAGGACGTTTTCCTCGATTCTGGAACAGGGATTACTGCAACGATTGTGACGGACTCTGAGGGCGAAGTTAAACCATTCTCTGGTGAGCTTCTATATATTGAGAATAGATCGGCAGTAGTTAGAGATGCTGCTCAAACTGAAGATATTAAGATTATCGTAAAACTGTAAGGTAAGACAGAAGAATGCCTAATACATTTACAACTACTACGTTTAGCACAACTTATAGAGACGATTTTAAGGATAGTGATCACTATCATCGTATTCTCTTTAACTCTGGTCGGGCTCTGCAAGCACGTGAACTTACACAGATGCAGACGATTACTCAGACCGAGTTAGAGCGTGTTGGTCGTCATCTGTTCAAAGAAGGTAGTGTTGTAAATCCAGGTGGACTTGCTTTAGACACTAACTATGAGTTTGTTAAACTTGAAACGGGCGCAAGTACAACTGGATTCGCTGTTGGAGATTTAATTACTCAGACCACACCAAGTGGCATTCAAGCGAAAATTCTTCGTATTGAAGCGGCGACTAGTTCTGATCCAGCAACTTTATATGTGAAGTATGTAAGTCAAGGTACAGCAACAGCTGGCGCAGAACCTACTCGATTTGTCGCAGGGCAAATTATTACAAATACTGGAGCAGGCTCTGCTACTGTACAAGTAACTGATACTACCGCTAACCCTGCTACTGGTCGTGGTACAAAAGCATCTGTTAATGGTGGATCTTACTTTACCCAAGGTCATTTTGTATCTGTAACACCTCAGACTATCCTAGTTAGCAAATATTCCAGTACGCCAAATGAAATCATTGGTATGAAGGTTGTTGAGGATGTAGTAACTGTTGATGATACGAATGATCTTTATGACAATCAAAACAATGGTATTCCTAACTTAACTGCTCCTGGTGCAGACAGATATAGAATTACTTTAACGCTGACAATTGAATCTGCCCTGACTGCTGGAGATTCTTTCTTTGCAATTAATAAAATTGTAAACGGTGTTCTTCAAGAAGAAGTAGATGAGACTGAATACAATATTTTGGGTAGAGAACTTGCTACTCGTACCAGAGAAGAATCTGGTGATTATGTTGTAGAGGGTTATACTTCTAATATGCAAGCTGGCGACTCTGATAGTGTCCTTACGCTGAATGTTCAGCCAGGTGTTGCATATGTAGATGGATATAGAGCATCTATTCAAACCCCAACTAAGATTACTGTCAATAAACCTAGAAACACCGAAATCGTTGAAGAAACTATTGCTGCTAACTATGGTAACTATGTAATTGTTTCTGCCGATGCTGGTCAAGGATTTATTCCAAATATTGATACTTTTGAAACTGTAAATCTGCGTAATGCTGCAGATTATGGTGGTTCTACTATCGGTTCTGCTCGTGTACGTTCCATGACTACAGATGGGTCAAACTATCGACTGTATCTCTTTGATGTGCAAATGACGGGTAGTAATAAGTTTAGTGATGCTAGAAGTATTGGATTGACCAATAGTCTATATTTTGATTTGGTTCTTGAAGGCGGTGTTGCAGTTATCAAAGAAGCAGTGAATAATAATCTATTCTTTGATCTCGGTAAGATTCGTCCATCTTTTATTGATGATGTTACTGTAACTGTGCAGAGAAAGTTTACTGAAACCACTCTTGGTGATGGCACGGTCGATTTGGGCGCACTTCCTTCGGGAGAATCATTTTCAAATCAAACTCAGTGGATTATTGCCGAAACTGATGGAGATATTTTAGAAAATGCTTCTGCTAGTGGTAGTGTAATTTCTGGAGCAACTGCGTCAACTTCAATCGAAGTAATTGCTTACGTTGATAAGACTGCAAGTGCAGTAACAATCCGCCCAAAGACTTTAACCACAGTATCTTCTGAAACAACTACAGTAGAATCTGATGGTGCTGGTTTCAAGTTTGCTAAACTCGCAAATCCAGATATTGTTAGTATTACAAGTGTAGTTGACGCTGCGAGTAAATCTGTATCAAATAGATTTACACTTGATGATGGCCAAAGAGATAACTTCTATTATAATGGTAGACTTGTTCTGAATGGTGGCCAAACTGCACCATCTGGCAACTTAACAGTAGCGTATCAACACTATGCGCATGGTGCTGGCGACTTGTTTGCTGTTAATTCTTACCCAACCTATAATACCATTCCTAAGTTTAGACAGAGAAACGGTGTTGAAGTTGATCTTCGTGATGCATTAGACTTTAGACCATATAAAGAATCTGATGGATCAAGTTATACAGCATCCAATATTAACGAACTTCCACAGAATAC